GTCCATGTTCTCCGTTTGATCAGACGCGCTACCTCGATCAATTGATGTCATATAACCACCCACCTCAGGGGCAGCAGCATCATGGAAGCCAACAGTTTCATTTTGTGTTTGCACGAGGTCGGCAAGACCCGCAATTGGGGCAATGTCGGCCTGCACTTGTAGGTTGCTCCCTACCCGGGAGTCGCGGGGTTGATGTTCTGGCACATCAACACGGCCGTTCTTGATTCTACAGTCAAGCGCCTCGATTTGGTATTTCGGTGCAAAGGGATACTTGTGCGGGGGTTGCTAACCCACGCACAAGAGGTAATTTAAAAGGTTAACCTGGCCTGCGCATTATATATATCATGTACAAATGTATTATGCAATGTGGATTTAAAGGGCTCCACTTCCCCTTACGACAGGTACACCTGCCGGCTATTTAAAGGATAGCTCCTTAACAAACACTGAACGTGCGTGGAAATCTTTGCAGAGCTCCTCCCAAACAGGGAAGGTGCTCGGCTCCACATAAGCATTCAGGTTTACCTGGTCCACAATTTTCTTCAGAGAATACGTCATCTGTTCAAAAGTGGGTAGGCCATGGAAGAAGAGCTCACGCACGGCAGTGCTGATGACTTGAATTGCATGACAGTTCATTGAAATGTTTGCTTTCTGCACGCAAATCATCAGCATTTTCTCCATTGATTCTTGCGCTAAAGGACCAACAAAAACTTGGAGCTCCTCATCCCAACGCCACGTGCGCTTCAGGAAAGACACCTCTTCGATCGAGATGTAAGGTACTGACTGAGCCTCTTTTTCAGCCATAGTGTACTCAATATCAACAGACGCAAGTACAGCCTGAATGGAAGTATGATTGAACCAAGGTGCGAGTTCTGAGACGCCCATAGCGTTATCATCTCCGTACGTAAACAGAGAAACCATAAGTTTGAAGCGTGCCGTGCATGTTACTGGGCGCAGTTCAAGGTACGTATAGCGCATGTAGATTGAGTTGACAAGGCTGTTAATTACAACTGTAAGAGCGTGACCCGATGGATTGCTACCATAAAACTCAACAAGCTCACCACAATAGTCCACCGTGGGAAAAGCTGTGTCATAAGCTATCCCCCGGACAACAGCAAGTTCTTCATCAGCATATCCAGCGCGTTGGCAGATATCGATTAGGATATCAAAGGCTGCGAGGATGGCACTTGCTGGCATGCGTTTGTCAAATTTTGCATAATCACCTGCTACCATTCTCGATGTACCAAACCGTGTTAGATAATGGTACGCTTGATCCCATTCTTTGCTTTGAGCTGAAATCCCGACACCCATCTCATACTGGAAGCGTCTTTGTTGAAGGTAAACAACAACAGACAGAAGGTACTGACGGGTGACGAGTGTGTGTGCCATTCCTGCCATTGTAAACACTCGTGTTTTCCCAGCAGCCGCCTTAGCAAATGTTACAGGCTCATCCTTAAGTTGACCACAAAAGACGGCGTGGTATCGTTCGCCACGCTGGTACGTACATACGATGTCTAGCATCGTATCCTTGATTTCCTGAACAACATCCATGTCTGTAGAACCTTCTCCAACAAAATACATGTATTTGGCTTTTGAGCACTTGTAAGGGGCTCCAGCACTTGTCTTGCGCGGAAGTTTGTCACAAAATGCGAGACCTGGCATACCGTTGATTGCTGTGGGGAGATCGTAGACATGAACTCTGGAGACATCCTCAGTGGTCGTTTCTGCAATGAACATATCACGAGCTTGCATAAGGACATCGTTATTAAGGCGTACAACAGGTCGCACCATATCACGCAGAGCATTGCTCCACGGAAGGCGACCCATATCTGGGCGCGTACGAGTTTGCTCAAATCCAAGCTCCGCTTTGAGGTAAGGAGCTAGGACGGTTTCAGTCACCATCGTGCGCCCGCGTGTGCGAAAATCACCTCTGAACGAACCAAGCACGTTCGCAGTTCCATCCATCTTAGCTACAACGCTTTGAGGTTCAAGATCTACAACTACGCGCTCAGCAGAAGGTGCACTAACATGGAGCGCACCACGTGCGACAGGACGAGGCTCGAAAAAATTACATGCTTGCTCCATGA